ACCATGGGGGCGGCTACCGCAGGGGCCTCACGCACAGAATTTTTTTCCAAACCGTTTTTTGGTGTTTTTCAAACAAAAGGTGCCTGATGCCACGACGAGGAGCCCGCAAGGGCGCCGTTCTGCGAGGTGGAGCCCGCAAGGGCGCCGGCCGCAAAGAGAAGCTTGAAGCCGCCTCGCCCAAGGGCGAACTGCCTCTCGACTACCTGCTTCGGGTCATGCGCAGCTCGAAAACGGCCCCCGAGCGTCGCGATTGGGCGGCTAAAACCGCGCTCAGCGGTACGCGCGCGGCTGCCGGCGGCAAGAAGGAAGCCGAGGCCGCTGCAGCCGTAAGTGCTGGTCAAAATACCGGGTGGGCTAGCGATCTCGACTTCGATGCCGGTCGGCCGAATTAAGATCGCTAGGTTTCACGTTATATTTGATCATCATAGTGAGACAGTAGGCGACAGCAGGCGGGACATCATATTCACCTGAAATCCACCGCCGCGATGTGCGATCTCCGACCCCAAAGAATCGAGCCGCCCCGACCTGAGTGAGGCCAAGGCGCTCGATGGCGGTGGCATATTGGGTGGGGGTCATTAATCCTCCTGCCGCGATGCCATCACGCGGAGGTCATCAACGTAGCCGCGCGCGTAGTCCTGAGCCTCGACAATATCGCCTCGGAAAAGATCGACGTGGCAACGTGGCCCATATTCGCGCACCACATATTCGCCGTCTCCGACCCGCTCAACTCTGATCTTTGGCTTGCTCATCTACGTTCTCCCTTTGCTCTGATGGCAGGGCCTGGGTGGGTACCAGCCACCCCGGCGGCTCGGTTAAGATGGGTTAGCCATCGATCCGTACGCTGTAGCCCCATTTGGCTCCCTCTCCGGTGCTGTGCTGGACCCCGGCGGCCCGGTTAAATCCTCAGTCCATGTAGGGCTGATTGTTCGGTCCAACCATCTCGTCGGTGCAGAAGTTGAACTCGCCAACCTGTACCCAGCCGTGTCTGTAACCGAAGGAAGTCTCATCAACGGCCGGACCATTCCGGAAGTCATGCGCGATGCGGGCTGAAATCATTTCGTTGAAGCGGGCGGTTGCGACTGTGAGGGCTTCTGTGCGGGTCATCTGTCGATCTCCCTTTGCTCTGATGGTAGGGTGTGAAAGAGTTCGGTGAGGCGATTTCGATCTGAGCGGGAGAAGTGTCCCGCCAGCCCTCCCTAAGGGGCTAGCTTCGTTTCACTGCGCCACCCTGCCTGCCTGAGCGGAAGCCTTTCGGCCGTTTCCACCGCCTCACCGAACCCTTTCGGGGGGTTCTCTCGGAAAACTTTCAGCCTTTCCCGGGGTTTTGTTTCTACCGGCTTCCCAGTCCCGCCCGCTCTCTTCGTCTTCCGATGATTAGAGTATACACGAATATTCTGCGTACGCAATAGCTGCGTATCATTTTTATTATCACGAAATGTTACAGAGAACCTGTTTCACTTCGTCAGGCTTCAATTCGAGCCTGATCACGAGCCGCAAGAGCTTGGCATAGCCCTCCGGAATCGGTTCGCCGTTGGCATACCCGTGGCTGGTTCGGATGGATATGCCAAGGAACTCCGCGGCGGCGGCTTGAGTAAGGTTGAGCTTGGCGAGGGCGGCGCGGTATTGGTTGGCGGTCATGATTCCCATTACCCCCGCATCACGCGGGGGATGTCACTGGTTGTAAGTTTGGCGAGGGCGGCGCTGGCCTCCTCTTTGGATGAGCAACGGGGAGAGACGGCCCGCTCGCCGCGGGACAGGATTTCGTAAACGGTGTGGTGGTTGTTGTAGGAGCGGATGTGAAACTTGCGGGGGGCTGTGGTGGACATCTGCGTTCTCCGTTGTTGATGACGCTAATATACACGAATATTCTGCGTACGCAATAGCTGCGTATCATTTTTATTATCACGAAATGTTACAGAGGCACAAAAAAAGGGGCTTTTGAGTTGTGGGACCTGAGTTGCAAGGAGTGGGAATCCCGTCTTCTCTCGGGCCGCTCGCTGGTGCCGTCCCTTCCGCTGTTCCGCGCCGAGGCCGATCGCGCGCTGCGGGTGTTCAAGCGGCTGCGGCTTCCGGATGTTATCGGCACACCGACGATGGCGGAGGCTTGCGGCCCGTGGTTTTTCCCGATCGTCGAGGCGCTGTTCGGGTCCTATGACCCGGCGACCAACGTCCGGCACATCTCGGAGGTGTTTCAGCTCATCCCGAAGGGCAACGCGAAGTCGAGCTCAGGCGGCGCCGTGATGCTGACGGCAACCATCGTCAATCGTCGGCCGGAGGCCGAGTTCCTGTTCATCGCGCCGACGATCGAAATCGCCTCAATCGCCTTCAAGCAGGCCAAGGGGACCATCAGGCTCGACCCCGAGCTGACCAAGCTGTTTTTGGTCCAGGACCACATCCGCAAGATCACGCATCGCCGCTCCGGCGCGACGCTGCAGATCAAGGCCGCCGACACCGACGTCATCACCGGCAGCAAAGCCGTCGGGACGATGATCGACGAGACCCACGTGTTCGCCAAGAAGTCGAACGCGAAGGACGTGTTTCTCGAACTCCGCGGCGCCCTGACGAAGCGGCCGGACGGGTTTCTGTTCCAGGTCACGACGCAGTCGAAGTCGCCGCCGACCGGGGTCTTCGCCTCAGAATTAGCGATGGCGCGCGCGGTGCGCGACGGCGACATCGCGATGCCGTTGCTGCCGGTGCTCTACGAGCTGCCGCACCGGCTGGCGAAGGACAACGGCTGGAAGGACCGCAAGCTCTGGCCGCTGGTCAACCCGAATCTCGGACGCTCGACCAGCGAGGAGTACCTGGCGCGCGAAGTCTTGCGGGCCGAATCGGAAGGCGCGGCATCGCTCGCGCTGATTGCCTCGCAACACTTCAACGTCCAGATCGGGATGGCATTGCGCTCCGACGGCTGGGCCGGCGCCATGGTCTGGGACCGGGGCATCGAAGTCGGCCTCACGCTCGACGACATCTTGGATCGTTCCGAGGTGGTTACGATCGGGGTCGACGGCGGCGGGCTCGATGATCTGCTCGGCGTGGGCCTGATCGGGCGCGAGAAGGGAACAAAACGCTGGCTCGGCTGGGCGCATGCGCTGGTGTCGGACATCGGCATCGAACGCAGGAAGGCCAACGCGCCGGACTATGAGCGGTTCGAGGCCGCCGGCGACCTGACGAAGTTCGTCTATGTGAAGCCGCCGGACGGGCAGCCGCAGATCGCGCTGCCGATTAATATCCAATATGTCGTCGACCTGGTGCAGAAGGTCAAAACGCTCGGGCTCCTCGCCCAGGTCGGTGTCGACGCCGCCGGCATCGGCGCCATTGTCGATGCGCTGGCGGATATCGGCGTCACACAGGATGCCGAGAGCCTCGACGCCGTCCGGCAGGGCATCGCGCTCATGGGCGCGATCAAGACCATCGAGATCAAGCTCGCCGACTTCAGTTTCCGACATGGCGGCAGCGCGATGCTGCAATGGTGCGTCGGCAACCTGCGGGTGATACCGACCCGCACCGCGATGATGGTCGCGCGCGACGAGGCCGGCTATGGCAAGGTTGATCCGGCTATGGCGTTGTTCAACGCGGCACACCTGATGAGCTTGAATCCAAGAAGCGGGGCGGTGGACATCGCCGCGATGATTGCCTGAATTGAGACTGGCGCGTCGTTTACCGGCGCTTATTTCGGAGAGTGAATGTTATATCGCGGCCCCTATCGCCCCCCGACGCAGGCCGATGGAATCATCGCAGGGCTGGTTTCGGAATCGATCGCGCGAGGCAATGCGAGCATGGCGCGCGGCCTATTCCGCGAAGCTACATTTGATTTCGACACTGCAATTTGCCTGATGCCGAACCTGCCGCAGGCGCACCACAATAAGGCGCACGCCCTTCTCGCTCTCTGCGAATATGAGGAGGGGTTCAGAGAGTTTGAGTGGAGGTTGCCGCTGATTGGCGATCCGTTGGGCCTTAGTGAGGTGCCGTTGTGGCGCGGTCAGGACCCTGTCGGACAGCGGTTGCTGGTATACCACGAATATGGCTACGGCGACTCGTTGATGCTGCTGCGCTACATTCCTGTGCTGAAGGCGATGGGAGCCATCGTCACGCTGCTGTTGCCGCCGGGGCTGGTGCGGATCGCTGGTCCGCTTGGCGTAGAGATCAGGGACCGCTATCCGCAGCACATGAGCGGCTTCGACTATCGCTGTCCATTCTTCAGCGTCATTACCAATCTGAGACATGGTGCGAACGATATCCCGGCGCTGCCGAATATCGCGGTGGCGAAGATCGGAGATCTGCCGAACTCTATCGGCATTGCTTGGTCGGGCAATCGGGCACACGGCAGAGACAAGCATCGCTCGATCGAGGTCCGTGACTTTCTGGCATTTTTGAAAGCAGACGGGCGCGAT